TGGTTGTTCATCTAAACAAGAAGAAAAGAAAACAACTGATTCAACAAAGACAGAAGAGAAAAAAGAAGAATCAAAGAAAGATGAAACAAAGAAAGATCCTATAGGTTTTGATGGAAAAGTTGCTGAACTTAATGATTTGAAAATTGAAATTATTGAGTACAAAATAATTAAAGTTGGTGAAAAAGGAAATGAGTATGGATCAAAACCTGTTATAGCTTTTTGGTATAATACTACAAATAAATCTGATAAAGAAATAGACCCAACAAGTGCTTGGATGGTTGTTTTTACAGCAGTACAAGATAATAATAAAAATATGGTTAATGAACTTAAAGTTGCAGGACATCCAGATGCTAGCTTATTAGATACACAACTTGCTAAAATAAAAAAAGGCGGAACTGTAAAAAATGCTGTTGCTTATGAGCTATCAGATGAAACAACTCCTGTCACACTAAAAGCAACTCAAGGTATGGACGGAAAAGATTTAGGACAAAAAAATTTTGAAATAAAAAAATAAATTAGCTCTCTTTTCGAGAGCTTTTTTAAAAAGAGGTGTTATAATGAAAAAAGCATTCGCTTATGCTAGATTCTCAACTGATATGCAAAGAGAAGAAAGCATTGATGCTCAATTCAGAGCAATAAAAGAATATTGTTCAAGAAATAAAATATTTTTAGTCAATACTTTTTCTGATGAGGGAATAAGTGGTACAACTGATAATAGACCTGAGTTTCAAAAAATGATAAAACAAGCTGAAGAAGTTGATTTTATAATTGTACATAAGCTAGATAGATTTTCAAGAAATAAGTATGATAGTGCTATCTATAAAAGAGAATTAAGTCAAAAAAATGTTAGAGTAATATCTGTTTTAGAAAATTTAGATGATAGTCCTGAAAGTGTGATTTTAGAATCTGTACTCGAAGGTATGAGTGAGTATTTTTCTAAAAACTTATCAAGAGAGGTTAAAAAAGGTCTTTATGAAAATGCCTACAAAGGAAAATTCAACGGAGGTATTCCTCTCTTTGGTTATTCAATAGACCAGGATAAAAACTATGTAATTAATGAGTATCAAGCAATAGCTGTAAGACTCATCTTTGATAGATTTGCAAAAGGTTCATCATATACAGAAATAATAAATGAACTTGATTCTCTTGGTTACAAAACAGTCAAAGGAAATAGCTTTAAATCTACTACTCTTTATGAAATGCTATCTAATGAGAGATATATCGGAACTTACATTTTTAGTAAAGAAGATTATAATTTAAGAAATAAAAAAAGAAACTCTCATAGATACAAAAACAGAGAGGACATGATTATAATTGAAAATGGCAATCCTGCAATAATCGATAAAAAGACTTGGAACTTAGTCAAGGAGAGACAAAAATTGAATAGCAAAACAAGTAATAAATCAAAATGGAATTATGTTCTTTCCCCTTTTTTGTATTGTGATGAATGTGGCGAAAGGCTGAATGGAACTACAAGAAAAAAT